AAAGCTTAAGAGCAATTGAGAGCTTGTCTCCTCTCCATGAGGTGTGCTTACCAAATAACAACTCAGGCTCGTCTTCCAGTCTTTCAATGCAATCGTCTATGTCAGGGAGATCTACACTGTCAACAATTTGTTGCCATTTGCTCTTACTGCTAAATGAGACAGTGTATTCTTTCACACTCTTGCTCAAAGCACTCTTCCTAACCCCTTCAATTTCTACATTATCTGTCTCCGATAAGCTTTCTAATGAGACCAGGTGGATTCCAAATCTTGTGTTTTTGGCAAGTAGATAGAGAGTAAAATCCAAGCCTGTAACCCCACAAGTCAAATCAGGTTCTAAAGGGAAGAACCCCGATGAAGGATCTGGGAATTCTAACAGCTTATCTTTTGCCTCCTTGAAATGGGCATGTGAGTCTAGGCCGATTAGCTTATAGTGTAGCCATGCTTGAGACAACTGTATCATTGAGCATTCAAATGTGCTAGCACCTCCTTCAAGAGTTTGAGTCAAGGTGTTATACATTATCCTGTATCTACTTACAAAATTCTCAACAAGGGATACTTCCATGCATGCACTAACCCACCTGAAAGTTGGTTTAATTACTTTCTGCCTGACAAACCATTCTGAATTATATTCAATGATTTCAGTCACATCCAACACACTCTTTGCTTTAGAATTTAAAACTGACAAGTATTCAGAAACAGCTTCCTTCAATCTCATTATCTTTGCTAAAGCTTTGAAATTTGATTTCTTGTTCTCCCCTAATGAAATACTATTTATTGATCCTGAGTCATCACTGCCCTGGACCTTGGTAACAACCATGGGTATACCTAAAATTTCTTTCATTATTTTAACCTCAATCCTAACCATGACTTCCTGAATCATAGTGTGGTAAAATGATGAGCTGTAGTGTAACACCCCCTGAAACATTCCTGATTTGATTTCAATTTCTGGTGAACACTTACCAACAAATGGGCCTTCCCCAGCATAAAATCTCCTTCTCATCTCCTCAAAGACATCATCACCAGTAGGAGTTTTCTCATTAGCCAGAAACATTGTTATCAATTCCATGGGTATTGTCACTCTTTTGCTGATCCACAGATGCACAAACTGAAGGATGAATGAGTGGAATAATTTGTCAGTTAGCCCCATCAGCATTATTCCAAATCTAGTCGCAAAATGGTTTTGACACCAGGTTTTTGCATCAGCACTTTTACATAGAGTGACAAAGTGATCAAAAGAAACGTTGCATTTGTTGTAGTGCTCTTTCACAAATTTGTCTTTATAATCTGGATGTGTAATTGTTTCTGATCTGAACTTTCCACACATAACTTTTGCTATCAATTCAAAAAACATTTGGACAACCCTAGCTTTGGATTCCAGGACATGAACTTCTCTATGCCCACCGTGCTGAGACTTGGGAAATAGATCAGATTTTGGATGACCTTGTCTATTTAAATCATCAAGACACGGCTTGACTAACTGAAAGACATGATCCAGTTCCCCCCAGTTTTCCTCATATGACTCAGCTAATTGAGCAATCCTCTGCAAAACTTTAGGCCTCATTTTGAATTCTTTTGGATTCCTTTGTCTCAGGTCTTTCTTGATCTCCTGAAACGTTTTCCCTTCATACCCTCCTGAATCATAATCAAAAACCCCTGTGTGGTCTCTGGAGCTTGCTTTTAATGTGGCCAAATCACTAAAAGAGGTAGAGGCTATTCTTTGAAGAATTTCTCTTTTAACAACCTCTTTGTGATTGGAAGAGATTGTGGACTTCATAATTGAATCCATATTCTTTATGAAGAACTTCAGTAGGGCTTTATCTGTTCTGTGGCTCTTTGGTTCATCTAAATAATCTAGAACCAGCTCTTTCCTTTCTCTGTTCATTCTATACTTGAACTCTTCTTTAATTAACTTCTTACATATTTTGAAGTTGTTATGAGCACCTGTTGATCTGTTTTTGGTTACCACATATCCAAAATAAAATGTATCAATTAACTTTTCGATTGGAATAAAACCATTGTGGTAAATTGTCTTTAAATTTAAGAACCTCAACTGCTCATTTCCTTCCGTCCTGGGGATGTATTCTTTCTTGACCCTGTTCTTTGAATAGTAATCCATATTCTTAATTGTACGTTGCAAAATCAATGAGCTGAGTCTTGACCTCAGGACTTCTGGAAGTCTCTCTGTAAACAAATATGGGTCTGGACTAAATTCACTCAAGAGATTCATGTATAAGTACCTTTGAGCTGTCATTTGCTCTTCCACATCCAGCTTATTGTTGAGGAAAGCCAACAATATGAACTTACCAGTCTTCCAAAACCCTTCATGAATTGTGTTACTATAATATTCTTCCTCAGTCATTTTGGTGATATCCATTTCAAATACAGTCATAAGATGAGTCAATGTTGAAGCCATATAAGGCCCTGATTTGAGAAAATGTTCAATGTTCTCAGGGCTATAACTGCAGATATCGGTCACATAATAGTCTCCCATGTCAAAGATCTTGGGGCCTAACCTGCCTGTGTCAATGATTTGAGACTGGTTCTTGTGGAACAAAAAACTCACGAAAGTCTGAGAACCCGTTGTTTTTATTGCCATGCCAACTCTATAGTACCTTAAGTATTTATAGAGCCAGTTATCCCCGTGAGTGAAATGCTTTACAGCATATGCCACTTCCACCATTAAATTTGAGATCAGGTCAGCAAAGCAAACAAACTCAGACTTGTACAGATAATTAAAAAACTTATCAACAGAATTAATAGGAGCATCAGTTTGATCAATAACTAAATTTTTTGACTTGGATAGAAGCTCAAACAAATAAGAATCCTGATGTTTAAACCCAGCATACCTCCTTGTTAAACTTTGACCACTCAGAAACTCTTCAATGTCTCTCACATCTACATTTGGGTGGAAGCTTTTCTTTTTGTTCATATAATCATGGAACACTTCGCTGTCTCCTTGCATTGCTCGCCCCATAACACCAGATTTTGCAGCTTCTTGTCTCTCATGTAATGTAAATTTGACTTTAAATTGACGAAATTTCTTGTACTTATGTTTGTTGTATTCTTTATAACCGTATTCTTTATCTTCTTCAGTTACCTCCTGAGGGATTGCATTCATAGCCTCGCTTGAAAAACAGTCTGACCAAATTTTGTAAAGGAAGTCAGGCATTGTACCCTTTGTTAGGAATGTAGGGGGTAACTGGGTGTAGTCATCATCTTCAACTCTGTAAGAGATAATGAAAGGGAAGTTTGTTACTCTCTTTTCATCACTCAAAGGCCTACAGTTTTCCTCAGTAAACCCTGCCAGGTAATCTTCTAAGACTTTTCTGGGTTTGATGCTAATGTTTGAACACTCTTTTAAGGACCTCTCGAATATTTTTCTCACCTGGGCCCTATCTTCCTCTGTCATGTTACCACTCGCAATATCCTTCATCAACTCCACATCAAAGTCCTGGTCATCAGAAATTGGCTCATTTATGGATCTTAAGATCTGCTCAATCATGCCAACAGTGGCTGATCTTTCGTGGTCTCTGAAGATATCTGTTCCTAAGGTTTCTACAATTGATGCTTCAACAGCAACCCCAAATCTCATCCTTGTGCACAACTCATCAACAACAGCCTGTGGCAATACAAGATTTGCCATCACCCTATTTGGAGAGACTATCAGAATATAATATGCTGAAAGGCCACACGGCACAACATAATCCCTATAATTATAAACTTTTCCACGATACATTTCGGATATCACATGTTCGTCATCTGAAGCACATGTGCCAAGCTCTAAGATACTCATCCTATCCCTACAAAAGAAATCCGGGGTTAGTTTATGGTAGTCCATTTCATTCTGCTGATTATAACTTGGATCAATATCCCTCAAAGGGACATCAGTTACTGCTGAGCACATGCTAGCAACTATGTCATGCCTGATGCTCTTCAATTCTTGTGATGCAGATGCCACCATGATTCTGATTCCCTCAAAGTATGAATTGACACCATTAACTTCTTCATCAGAGGTGATGAGAAAATTCACTTGGTCATAGTTAACATTGACACTGAATGAAGGTGTTTCATGACAAGAGTAGGTTGGTTTTGGATCATACGAATGTTCATCTGTCAGAGGAATATTCATGAGTAGATCTCCAACTGAGAATGGCTGATGTTCACCCCCGTTGAACTGTATGTCATAATCCCCCAACATTGTTTTACCAGATGATTGTTTTGCTATATGTTAATTGTAAC